CTGAACGAGAAGTATCCCGAGATGGCCCGGAGCCGCATTGATGGATTACGGAAAGTTTTTCGGGAGATGGATCGAAAGGAAGCGTTAAAAGCCAAGACCTCGACCTTCCCGTCAAAGGGGGGCCAGTCATCATTGACGAACGGAAAGACGGGCGGCTACAAGAGTCCGGCTGACCGTGCCGACGAACTTTGGCCGATGCTGAATCCGGGGAATACAGAATAGTCTCGCCGCTGTAGGGTGACAAGGAGTTAGACGCCTTATGGCTAGCACAACAGATGTCATTGAAGCCCTGAAATACACCTATGGGGTGGATCAGGTGCTGTATCTCGTCAACCAGGAAGTCGTCTGCTGGAATATGTTCCAGAAGATGAAGAAACCAATGGCTGGTCGAGGACAGTTCTTGATGCCCATCATGGTGAAAAACCCCGGTGCGTGGAGTGGATTGGCGGAAGGCGGCGCATTGCCCTCCAACATCGATCCCGATACGACCGAGGCGTCCTTCAGCCTCCAGGAATTTGCGGGGCTGTACAACATGTCGTGGAAGCTGATTCAGGACGCGAGGAACTCGAAGTTTGCGTTCCAGACGGCCCTGAAGATGATGGAAGGTGGCTTCCGCCGACGTATTTTGAAGCTCATCAATGCCGACCTGATTTCTGATGGACTCGGCAAGCTGGCGATCATGCCAGCGGCAGACAACCAGACCACCATTACCGTGGATGCGCTTCCTAGCATCGACCTCGGAATGACCGTGGATTTGATTGATGCCTCTGACAATGACGCTGACCTTGCGGCTTCCCGTACGGTCACAGCGATTGATGTGCAGAATCGCACCGTCACCATCAGTGGATCAGCGCCCAGCGGCACTGCTGCCGGGGATTTCTTCTGTATTGAAAACACGACGAAATCTGGGGCGATTTATCACACTGAAGGTCTTCTGGGAATCATTGATGATGCCAATCCCCCGTCGGGGAATTACGGCAACATTAACCGCAGCACAGCGGGGAATGAGTTCTGGGAGTCGATTGTGTTGTCGAATAGTGGCACCAACCGTGCGCTCACGGAAGACCTTCTCATGCAGCTTGAGGATGCCGTCCGCGAGAAGGGTGGGGCCAAGCTCAACGCCTACATCTCCAATCTTGCCGTCGTCAGGCGCTATCACGAACTTCTGCGCGAAGATACGTTCTTTGCCATGAGTTCACCGAAAGCGTTTGCCGGTGGGTCAGGAGTCGGGCGTGACGGCGGAGCGCAGCAGAAGGGGAAAGACGGCGGCGATGGTCGCACGATCTACCGCTTCAGCGGCAATCCGTGGCATGTGGAGCCGTATTTCGCGGCGAACACGATTATCGGGATGGACACCAGTAATTTCTACATTGGACATGGAGAAAACTCGGTGCCTCGCCCGGTGTCAGAAGTCTTTGACGGCACCCCGTTCTTCCGTCAGACCTCCAATGCGACCTTTGAGGTGGCATGGTACTGGCAGGGGCAACTGCTGAGTGACAACCCAGCAGCCGGGGCCAAGATCGAAGATGTCGCGGAGTCGTAGAATCTGAGTAGGTGGGGGGAGGGGCATCTTGCCTCTCCCCTGTCACTTCGCCAGAAAGTAGGGACCAATGGGAATGAAAGCTATCGCAAAACTCGCCCCTGTTCATGTGGTTTATACCATTTCAGCCGGAGAAGCTGCGGATACTTGTATTTTTGTGGCGGATCAGGATTACGAAATCATGGACGTGCGTGAATGTCATAGCACGGCAGGAGCCAGCAGTACGACCTTGGATGTCGGCGTGGCCGCATCTGGCACGGCTCCAGCGAGTCTCACCACAGCAATTAGCTCGGCGTTAGCGTTGGATAGCACCGCGAATACGCCGGTTCAATCAACCCTGACCTCAACGCTTGCCAATCGAAAAATTGATAAAGGTGAGCAAATTGCGTTGAATTACACAGGCACCGTCACCGCCTATGAAGGGGCGGTGCATATTGTGCTGAAAGTGATTCGGACAAACACTAGTTACTAAGGAGGCGCATGGAGTCCTTTAATCCTGTTCGGTATTCACTGGAAGAGAATCAGTTCTTTCTCAAGCATCTGGGCGAGTCCCCGGTGGTCGCATTACAGGAGAACACCCCGAAGGGGGTCAATCCTGTCGCGGTGCAGGAAGTCCTGGGCGAACTCTACGAACTCGATGAACTGGAAAAGCATCGAGGGGTGCCGTGGGCAGGAAAGGAAGCCGTGTCTCAGATCATCACGCGCTATCTCTCTGAACACGAGAAGTGGGGCGAGATGGCGAAGCGTGGCGCACCACGATTTCCCACCATGTATGCGTGGGACGGCAAGGGCCGACCGCATCGCGGGGGCGTCACTTCGGATTCAGGTGAAGTCACCACCTATTTCGATGATAACGGCGATCGTCAGCCTCTCTCCGTTCCGTTGCGTGAGGCCGCGATTCCAGCCTTCAACGCACCGTGGGTCAAAAAGACCGAGCCAATCCCAGATAGTCTTGATGAAGACATGGAGAAGGGCGTGCTTCAGTGTCCCATTGATGGATGGACGGCAAACTTCAAGCCCGAATCACGCCAGTCCTACAATATGGCGCGAGGACGGATGGCGAAGCATTGCCGGTCCAGTAAGGACGAGCGGGTACAGGAGTTCGCGGTGAAGGTGTTTGGCTAACGATGCCTGAAAGCGCAGAGTCTTTCGGTGTCCCGGTTGCCAGTCAAACGCCGCCACCTATTGAGGAAGAACTGCATTTCTGGCACCCCCAACGCTTTGGTGTCACGTTTGGTCCTGAGAGTTTCAGAAAGAAGCTGAAGGGCGTCCATGAGGATCTGGATGTCACGTGGCATCCCGTCCAGCATCGGTGGCTCGTCTGGTATCGACGCCCACGGATCACGAACAAACTCTGTCCCGGCTGGTTGATGCTCTTTGTCGTCGAGGATTCCGAGCAGCGGTATGTCCCGCTGGACGACCGTGCGTTAGCAGCGGTTTACGAGCAGAGTGGCTTCAAGTGGGGGTCGGGCAAGAAATACTGGGCTCGGATCGAGGAACAGGCCCAGCGTGATCACGAGGCACGAGATAAAGAGCGTGAAAACCTCTTGGAAGATGTCGGCAGCGACCAGTGGGATCACACCAAGATTCAGGTCAGTATGCGTGGACCGTCCTCTGGCAGTAAGTTCGTGCGTCACCATGCGGGAGATTAAGCCGTGGCTACAGGTCAGTCGATGCTCGATACGATGGAGGTCATGGATCGCGGCCTCCAGTTGCAGTCTGGAGAAACAGGGGTTACGTTTGCCCTGCGTGCCTTAAACGCCTCACAGGACCATTTCGAGTCCATGATGGCCCTCCAGCCGAATGTGATGGGGTCGTCAGTGGGAACCGTCACCACGTCAGCAGACACCGAAGCGACGGCGTTTCCGGCGGGGTTGATTCGCCTGGATCGCGTGCAGTTTCTTGATCCGAACACCAGTCGTCCGCTCTGGGATTTGGAGCGGGTCGGTCCAGTCGGCGATCATTACGATTCACGGGTCATTGCCCCGTATGTGCAGTTTAATTCCACGACCACTGGACGCCCGATGCGGTATTGGACAAATGCAACGAACATCTACTGGGATCCGCTGCCCAATGCCACGCATACGATTCGGTATTACGGGATGAAGGTCGCGGACGATATTACGGCTGGTGGGACGTTTGCGTATCCCGACATGGTGATGCTGCCGATTGTCACATTTGCCGTGAAGTTGCTACGCGTCGGGAAAGACGATGAGGCTGGTCCGATTACAGATGTGGGGATGCAGGTCTTCGGTCCAGTCATTCAGACGATGGCCCGGTTTAATCGGGATCGACCACCCGGCTATGATTATCGGTATGTTCATACGGAATAGGAGTCCCGATGGCGTTTATTCAAGCAGATTTTCAGGACATTCGAGACGAACAACTTATCAAACGCGCCAAGATTGATGCCGCAAGTAGTGGGGATAACACCCTCGTGGCAGCGGTCACAGGCAAGAAGATTCGCGTCTTGGCGGCGTTTTTTACCATGACAGGCACGGCAGTCACGATCCGATTTGAGGATGGGGCTGGCGGCACCGCGCTCACAGGTCAGATGGGACCCACAGCGGGACAGACAATTGTCTTGCCGTTTAACCCGGTCGGCTGGTTTGAAACCTCTGATGCCACGTTGCTCAATCTGGAACTGAGCGGCGGACAGTCTGTGGATGGCGCGTTGGTCTATATCGAGGCGTAAATGGCGCATCAGGAAGGTCACTATACCGGAACCCCTGCTGATCTTGATCGATGGGGTCGCAGGGATCGATCAGGTCGTAGGAGTCGAATTGTCGAAAAGAAGGAAGAGAAGAAACAGAAACCTGCACAGCGCAGAGCTTCGACCCGTCCTTCTTTAGAAAAAACGGGTCAGGCAATAGTTCGTCGAAGTCCCCCAGAAGACCTGCATCCTGAGA